TATTATCTGGTAAATTAACTAATGGATCATAGTTATATGCATTTGGATCTGCACATCCTTCAATTATTACAACACAAGTTCCATCATCAAAACATGCATTAGGATCATAATTTAATGCTGTTGAATCTGTACAACCTGAAATATAACAACATGAATTATCTAATGTATTTGCTAATGGATCAAAATTAAGTGCTGTGTTATCTGTACATCCATATACGAAAGGTTCACACGTTCCATTATCAGTATTTGCAAGTGGATCATAATTAAACATTGTAGAATCTGTACAACCATATATGAATGGTATACAATTTCCTGATGATGTATTCGCATTTGGATCGTAATTCCACATTGTCACATCCATACATCCGATTACAACTGGAATACATGAATTATCATCTGTATTTGCATTTACATCGTAATTAAACATAGTAGGATCAGTACATCCATAAATAAATGGAATACAAGTTCCATCATCTGTGTTTGCATTTGGATTATAGTTAAACATTGTAGAATCTGTACATCCATATACATAAGGATCACAAGAACCATCATCATCAGTTGCTAATGGGTTAAAATTAATAGATAAAGGATCTGTGCATCCTGAAACTTCTAATTCATCACAAACTCCATCTCCATCTATGTCATTTAAACACGCCCCATAACAATCATAATACTGAATTGGGTAAGTACAACCCCCATTATCTACATTTGCTATTGGATCATAATTACATGCAGTAACATCCATACATCCTAAGAATACACAACTTCCATCAGGTGTATTTGCTAATGGATTGTAATTATATGCTAATGAATC